GGTGCTGCGATGACCCTCGCCGAGCTCCGCGAGACGGTGGCCGTGATGCGCGAGCTCGGCGTGCGCCGGTTCGGCGAGATCGAGCTCGACGCGCCCCCGCGCGCCGTGGTGGATCGCCCCGCTCCGCTCACGCCCGCCGAGGCGGCAAAGCGCGTCGAGGAGCAGAACCGCCGCATCCTGTTCGCGGCTACCGGCGTGATGCCGCGCGAGGACGGATGACCCGCCGGGGCCGCGCCGCGCGGTGGTACGACGACGAGTGCGAGGACCGCGCGGGCGCCGCGTTCGCCGCGGTGAAGGCGGCTCGCGACCGCGACGGGGCGCGGCGTCGTCGCGCGGTCTGGCACGCGTGCCTCTACGGCGACGGCGGCACCGAGCAGCTTTCGAGCGTCGTGAGCGCGTACGGGCCGAAAAGCCTGCAATTCAACGTGGTGCGCAGGAACGTCGACACGACGCAGGCGAAGATCGCGAAGGCTCGCCCGCTCCCGCTCGCGCTCACGAGCGGCGGCGACTTCCGCCAGCGTCGACGTGCGCAGAAGCTCTCCAAGTTCTTCTCGGGGATGTTCGACGAGCTGTCCGTCTTCGAGACGAGCGAGCTTGTGGCCCGTGACGCGCTCATCTTCGGCACGGGCATCTCGCACACGTACCGCGAGGGCGCAGAGCTGCGGCACGAGCGCGTGCTGATTTGGGAGCTCGACGTTGACCCCGGCGATGCGCGCTACGGGCGCCCGCGGTGCCTGTACCGCCACCAGTGGCGCGACCGCGCCGAGGTCGCCGCGCTCTACCCCGAGCACGCCGACGCCGTGTGGAGCGCGGGCACGACGACGTTTAACGACGACCCGCTGCGCGACCGGGAGAGCCGCTCCGACGAGGATACGGTCTTGGTGCTCGAGTGCTGGCGCCTGCCGACGAGCGAGGACGCGGGCGACGGGCGGCACATGATCTGCGTGAGCGCCGCGGGTGGGCTGCTGTTGGATGAGGAGTACGTCTACATGGACGCCCCGTTCACGCTGCTGCACTGCCTGCGGCCGCTGATGGGGTATTGGGGCGACGGATTCGGGCACATCCTCGAGGGCATTCAATTCGAGTTGAACCGCGTCGCGGCGAAGGTCCAGGATTCCGAGTACATGATGGGGAGTTACATCCTCGTCGACGACAACTCGGGTGTGGAGGTGGAGCACCTCGACAACGGCGTGGCGACGGTCATCCGCACGAGCGGAGGCGGGGCGCCGCCGCAGTGGGTCTCACCGCCGGCGAACAGCCCGCAGACGCTCCAGTACCTCGAGCAGCTCCGCGGAACGTGGAGCTACGAGGAGAGCGGCACGAGCGCGCTCTCCGCGCAGTCGCGCAAGCCCGCGGGGCTCGATTCGGGCGCCGCGCTGCGCACCTTCTCGGACATCGAGAGCGAGCGGTTCGTGTTGCTCGGGAAGCAATACGAGCGCTACCACGTGGCGCTCGCGTGGGCGATTTACCGGCTCGCGACGGAGATCGCCGAGAGCGGCACCAAGCTCGCCGCGAAGGCGACCTACCAGCGCCGCGTGGACCGCATCGAGTGGGACGAGGTGAGGCTTGACCGAGCAGATCTCGTGCTGCGGTCCTACCCGACCAGCGCGCTTTCGCAGGACCCCGCCGAGCGGCGCGCGGAGCTCGCCGAGTGGGTCAACTCCGGTTTCATCCCGCCCGAGATGGCGCGCGCGCTGCTCGAGTTCCCAGACCTCGAGGAGTTCCAGCGTGTTGAGGACGCGCCGCGGCAGCTCATCGAGGACATCATCTGGCGCCTGCTCGACGCGGACCTTCGCGACGACGACGCCGTGGAGGCGCTCTACATCGCGCCGCAACCGAGTTTCGACCTGTCGCTCTGCGTGCGCCTCGGCTCGCTGCACTACGCGCGCGCGCTGCTCGACGGCGCCGCGCAGGAAAACCTTGACCTGCTGATGCGGTTCGTGACCGACGCGCAGCAGATGATTCCGCCCCCGAATCCGCCGATGGCGCCGCCCGAGATGGCACCCTCGCAACCCCCCGCAGGATGACCCAGGAAGCAGCGTCCGAACCGACAGCAGCAAGCACCCCCGAAAGCGCGCCAGCGGCCGACGCTGTGCCCGCAACGCCTGCCCCCGCACCCGCCGCAGGTACGACGGTCTCGATTCAGGAGGCGAAGCTCGAAGCGCTGCGCCTGCGCAACGCGGAGCGCCGCGCCCGCGTCGCCGACGCGAGCGAGCGCGCCAAGGCGCTCGAGGCGCGCGAGGCCGCCGTGCGCGGGTGGGGCGAGAACCCCATCGAGGGCCTGCGCGCCCTCGGCGTCGAGCCAAAGGTCGCGCTCGAGGCGCTCGTGCGCGAGGCCGAGCGTGACGGAACGCCGGCGGGAGAGATCGCAGCCATGCGCCGCGAGATGGCCGCCGAGCTCGCCAAGCGCGACGCGGAGCTAGCCACGCTGCGTGAGGCAGAGGCCGCGCGGAAGGCCGAGGCCGAGGCGCGACAGGCCGAGGCGCGGCAGGCCGAGGCGAGCGCCTCGTTCCTCGCGCAACCGGCGCTCGGGGCGCTGCGCGGGCGGTGGAGTGACGCCGAGCTTGTGAGCTTGGGGAACCACTACGCCGACCAACTGAGCGCGGGTGGGCGACACGTCACGATGCAGCAGATCGCCGAGGCAGTCGGCGCCGAGTGCCAGAAGTGGGCGAGCCGATTCGCGCCTGCGACCGAGGTCCAGCCGACCGCACCGGCAACGCCGCGCACGACGAACGGGGGGCGCCCCAGCACGCTAACCACCAAAGGCCTGGAGGCCGCGCCAAAGCGTGCGCTGAGCTTCCACGAGGCCGTCGCGCTCGCCAAACGGCGACGCTGAGAAGGACTCATCATGACTGCTGCAACCACGACCAACGTCGCTTCGATCTTCAAGGAGATCTGGCTCCCCGGGATGGAGAGTCAGTTCTACCCCACCGAGTGCCCTGCATGGGCCCTCTGTCCCAAGACCAAGGATTGGGACGGGACCATCCTGCACGCCACCGCCGGCATCGGCGGCATGAACGGCGTGTCCAGCACCTTCGCGCGAGCGAAGGCGAACCAGAGCCCCTCCCTCGGCGTCGACTTCCAGGTCACGAGCGCCGACCGCTTCGCGCTCTGGAGCATCGACCACAAGGCGATGCACCTCGCGCGGAACGAGCGGGGCCGGCAGGTCGAGCTCGTCGCCGACCAGACGCACGCGGCGATGGAGCGGCTCATGCTGCGCCAGGCGTCGACCATCCACGGCGGCGTGGGCCAGGCCGTGGGGCGCATCGCCGCGGGCGGCATCGCGGGCAGCACGATCACCCTCGAGGACCCGCAGACGGCCAAGAACTTCGAGGAGGGGGATGTCATCTACCTCTCGGCGAACGACGGCAACACGAGCACCGACACGCTGCTCGCGGGCGCCGGGTTCTCGGTCGTGACCATCGACCCCGACGCCGGCACGCTGCTGATGAGCGCCGGCATCGTGGCGACCTTCGCCGCCGCCGCCGCGGGCAACTACCTGTTCATCGACGGGGATTTCCAGGCCGGATGCGCCGGCTACGAGGCATGGAACCCGCTGGTGGTGCCCGCTGCGAGCTTCTTCGGCGTGACCCGCAACACGGGCAACATCACGCGGAAGGCCGGCATCCGCAAGGACGTCAGCGCGACCGTCGGCGCGGTGAACAAGATCCGCAAGGCGCTCACCGCGGCGAGCGCTGCGGGCAGCAAGTTCACCCACATGTTCGTGGACCCGGAGTTCTACTCGACGCTCGACGCCGAGCTCGGGAACAACGTGCGATACGTCGACAAGCCCGCTATCTCGGCGGACGGCGGCGAGACCACCATCGGCTTCACGGGCATCAAATTCGTGCAGCACGGCGGCCCGGCGGTGGAGATCTTCCCCGACGCGTACGCCCCGCTGAACGTTGCGCGCGGCGTGAACTACGGCCCCGCCGGCTTCCGCTGGGTGTCGGCCGGCGACTTCCCCATGTGGCTCACGCCCGACGGGAAACCGATCATGCACTCGCTCGAGGGCACGAACGCCATGGAGGGGCGCGCGGGCGGATACGGCAACTACGTGACCAAGCGCCCGCTCGACATGGGCCGGTTCAAGCTCGCCTGATGAAGGGCGGCCTGCTCGCCATCCTCGAGAAACCGAAGAAGGGCGAAAGCGACGACGAGAGCGAGGCGCCCGAGAGCGCCGACATGGGCAGCGAGAAGAAGGACGCCATGCGCGACCTGCTCGACGCCATCAAGGCCGACGACGTGGACGCGGCGACGCTCGCCGCGGAGCGCTTCGTCATGTGCTGCCACGACGAGGAGTGACCCACCATGGCCCGCTCGAGGACGCTGACAGAGATTGCTGACGAGGCGTATCGGCTCGCCGACGCCGAAGGCATGACGGCGCGGCATCCTCGAGCGGACGTGGTTCGCTGGGCGAACAAGGGGCTCGCGGAGCTGTACGACCTGCTCGTGGCCGCCCGCGGCCTCGAGTGGTACCGCGCGAGCACGACGATCGCGCTCGTCGCGGGGACCACCGACTACGCGCTGCCGGCGGCGTTCTACGCGCTCCTCGGCGCGCGCATGCTCGACGGCGGCGCGCTGCTGCCGATGCCGCAGGGCGCGAGCGCCGAGCTGCGCGACGGCTACCTCCAGGGCGGCGCGGGGCCTCGGCTCTACCAACTCGCGGGGGCGAACATCACGATCTTGCCGGTGCCCTCGTCGGGCTCGCTGGTGCTCGACTACGTGCCCGCGTTCGTCGACCTCGCCGACGATGGCGTGGCCACGTTCGACGGCGTGAACGGCTGGGAGACCTACGGGAGCATCTTCGCGGCCCGGCTCATGAGCATCAAGGACAGCGATGAGACGAAGCTTGCGATGCTCTCCGGCGAGCTCGCGGGGATGGCGCAGCGGGTGCGCGGGCTCGCCCGCAAGCGCGACGTGAGCGCGCCGACGCGTGTGCGCGACGTGCGCGGGATGGCGACCCACGCGGGCGCGAGGCGGTGGCGATGAGCTCCACGTTTCGCAACGGCAGGGTGGAGCGCGAGCCCGCCGAGCCGGTGAAGGTCGAGCGGTTCACGGCGGACATCTCGCCCGAGCAGCTCGCGCGGCAGCTCACCGCGCTGCAGGCGGCTACGGTCGAGGCCACCGAGGCGACGCGCCGGAACCGCGGCAACACGAAGGTGACCTTCGAGGACGTCGCCTGCCCCGCGGGCGGCGCGACGGTCGTGCTGCGGCACGGCCTAGGGCGGCGCGCGCGGTGGCGCGTGGTCGACTGGATGCGCCCGATCCCCGGGGGCTCGCACGGCCTCGAGCGGAGCAAATCCAGCAACGACACGAACGACGAGAATACGCTCACGCTCCTGAGCTTCATCGCGGGCACCGCGACGATCGAGGTGGAGTGATGCCGCTCGTTCGGCAAGAGCTCGACGTGCCGCTCGTGACGGGCCTCACGCAGCACGTGCGGAGCGAGCCGCGCGACTCGCTGGCGGGCTTCGACACGCTCAACAACACGGTGCAGGCGAAGGGCGGCGCGTACACGAAGCGCCCTGGATCCACGCCGCTCGCGTCGGGGCCGACGGCCTGCGTGGGCCTCGCCGGTCACCGCGACGTGACGCCGATCGTGCACGACGGCGCGAAGGTCTGGAGCTACGGCGGAGGCGCGTGGCGCGACCGCGGCGCAGCCTCCACGCTCGACGTGGTGCGCACGCCCGTGGTGTCGTCTGGTTCGGGCGTAGGTGCGATCGCGGTCGCCGGCAACGCGGTGCCGCTCGCGCACGCCTCGGCTAGCCTGTACGAGACCGCGTGCACGAACGGCGTCGTGGTGGTGCTGCACGCGACGGATCTTTCGCTCCTCGCAACGTGCTTCAGCGCGTCGACGAAGGCGGCGCTCCACGGGCCGACGCTGCTCGCCACGACGGCGGCGGGCCCGAGCCTCTCGATCGGAAAAATGATCCTGCCGACGATATGCACCGTCGGCACCACCGTCGTCGCGCTCTGGCGCGTGGCCTCGGGCGTCGCGCCGACGCCGCAGGGCGACGGGCTGTGGTTCTCGATGATCGACACCGCGAACCTTGCGGCAGGGTGGTCTGCGCCGCTGCTGCTCATCGGCGCGGGCGTGCTCCTCCTCGCGCCGGTGAACCCTGCCGACTACCTGCGCCCCGTGGCGTTCGGCGTGTCGTCGTCCACGTTCGTGGTCGCCGTGCCGCTGCTCGCGGGCACGCTGCAGGTGTACCTGTACAACCTCGCGGGCGTGCCGCTCGCGACCGCCATCCCCTTCGGCGCGATCCAGCCCTCCGCGTGGGCGCTCGAGGCGAGCCTGGGGACCCTGTGGGTGGCGGCGGCCGACCCGGCGCCCGGGGCCGGAGCTGTCAATCTGATCGCGTTGAACCCCGCAACGCTCGCGGTCACGGGGACGGCAATCGGCGCGTGGACCGAGCAGAAGCCCGTGGGCTGGACGGAGCGCTGTTACGCCCTGAGCATCCGATCCACGGCGAGCGGCAAGTGTGTGTTGGTGGTCGGGAACGAATACCAAGACGTGGCGCCGCCCTACAACGGGCAGGCGTATCTTGGTTGGCGCCGATTTCAGATTTCCGCCGGCGCGGTCGCGACCGACGGAGCGGCGAGCACGGTCTACAACGTGTTCCCCGTCGCGCGCCCGTTCATGATCGGGAGCCTGCTGTACGTGGTCGCGTGCGCGGCCAACATCAAGCAGACATTCGCAACGGAAGCGCTGAACGTGCAGCAGAAGCGGGTATTCGCGCTCGACATTACCGCCGCGAGCGCCAACCACGACGTGCGGCAGGCGGCGAACATCGCGCCCGGCTCGGCGGTGGCGAACGCCTTCGACTACCTGCAGATTTACGGCGGCGTGCCCGTGCACGAGATCGCCGACCTTGGCGGCGGCGCGTGGGGCGTCGCGCTGCCGTTCGCCACGTCCGGTCAGCAAGACTCGCTCGAGCTCGTGGAGTTCACCACGCCGGCAGACACGACGTTCGCGGCGATTGGCGGCGCGCTCGTCGCCTCCGGCGGCATCGCGTGGGCCTACGACGGTGTGCGGGCGGTCGACGTGGGATTTGCCGAGCGGCCGCGCGTGCAGGTCGCAACGGCCGTCGACGTCATCAATGCGAGCTATGCCTACACGGCGATCTGGGAGTACATCGACGCGACCGGGCGCACCACGCGCTCGATGCCCGCGGCGCCTGTGTCCATCACGCTGGTCAACCAGCGGGCGGTGGTCCAGGTCACCACGAGCAACATCACCTGGAAGGAAGCCCGCGACGCGACGGGCCGAATCGCGAGCGTGAACGTGCTCCTCTACCGCACGACGAACGGCGGCAGCACGTACTACCTGTGTCAGGTGGCGACCAACTACGACCCAGCGTCAGCGACGTGGAATCGAGGCTACGTCGAGTTCAACGACACGATGACCGACACCACGATCGTTGCCCAGGGGCCGCTCTACACGCAGCCCGGCACGCTCGGCACGGCCCTGCCGCACGACTGCCCCGGGGTGGCGCGCCGCGTGGTGCAGCATGGCGACGTGGTGGCCGCGCTGAGCGACAGCAAACAGCGCATTCTGTTCTCGGCGCCGGGCGTGCCTGGTGACGGTCTCTGGTTCTCGCCAGCGTTCGTGGTGGACGTCGAGGACACGTCGCCGCTCGTGGCGCTCGCGAGCCTCGACGGGCGCCTTTACGCGTTCTCGCGTACCGGGGTTCACGTCATCGACGGCAGCGGGTACGCCGAGAACGGGACGGGCGGGTACAGCCTTCCACAACGACTCGCGACAGACGGCGGATGCGTCGAGCCGCGCAGCGTGGCCGCGACGCCGAGCGGCATCCTCTTCCAGTCGCCGGCGGGGATCTCCATGCTGTCGCGGTCGGGGCAAGTGACGCTCTTTGGCGGCGCCGTGCAGGACGCGTTGACGGCCTACCCGACGATCCAGGCGGCGACGGTCGACCCGCAGACCTCACGCGTGATGTTCCAGTGCGTCGACTCGGGCGGCTCGGGCGCGACGCTGGTCTACGACTACCTAGCCAGCGTGTGGACGACGGCGACGCGCGGCGACAACGTGGCGGCGAAGGGCGCGGCGGTCATCGGCGGCGTGTACCACTACGTCACGTCGGCCGGCGCGGTGCACTCGGAGACCACGGGCTATCTCGACAACGCGTCATGGATCGGCCAGACGTGGGAGACCGGGTGGATCAAGCTGACCGGCCTACAGGGCTATCAACGCGTCTGGCGCGTCCTTCTCCGCTTCACCCGGCGCAGCGCGTTCGCTCTGCGCGTGTCGTTCGCCTACGACTACAGCAGCACCTACGAGACGCCCATCGACTTCACCGACCCGGAGATTTTCGCGGTGGCGGCAGCGGGCCCAGGGTCGCTGGAGATCGCTCCGGCGCGCCAGCGGTGCCAGGCGATCCGTGTGAAGGTCGAAGAGCTCGCGGGCAACGGGCAGGGCATGGAGCTACTGGGCATTCGGGTGGTGTACGCGAAAGAGGCCCGCACCACGTTCGCGAAAGGAGCAAAGCGATGATTCCCCTTCTGATTGCGGCAGGTGTGGGCGCGGCCGCGGCCGGCGCGGGAGGCGCGGCCCTCGCGGCGACGCGCGACCGCTCGAGCGGCGGCCCGGCGTTCGGTGGCTGGGTCGACGCGAAGGGCAACCCGGTGCCCGAGGGCACGCCTGGGGCGCGGCGCGCGGGCGGGTACGACCCGAGCGCGTACGGCTACCAGGCGGGGGGGATGGACGCCACGGCGCGAGGCAAAATGTACGACTCGCTCGGCGCGGAGGCGCAGACGCGGGCCGCGGCGCAGGCCGACTATGGCGACGCGCGGGGGCAGCTCCGCGCAGGCGCAGCCGAGCAGGCCGACGCGCTCACGATGCTTCGCAACGCGGCGAATGGCGCGGCTCCGAGCGTCGCCGCGCAGCAGCTCCAGATGGGGCAGGACGCTGCGACGCGCACGCAAGAGGGCCTTCGCGCGACCGCGCGCGGGGCCTCCGGCGTGGCGCTCGCGGACTACGGGGCGGCGGCGAACATCGCCGCGGGGCAGCAGGCGACGAACGCACAAGCGGGTCTCGCGCGGGTGCAGGAGATGACCGACGCGCGAGGCGCGTACATGGCTGGCGCCACGGGGGCCCGCGGGCAAAATATCCAGGTGGGCGCGACCGAGGGCGGGTGGACGCAGTTCGACACCGAGCAGCAGATGCGGCAGCGCGAGATGAACGACCGCCGAGACGCGGCGATGCGCGCGGCGGCCGAGGGCGTGGCGCAGAGTCAGGCCAACCTGAACGTCGCGCAGCAGAACGCGCTCCAGCGGGCCTACGAGGAGCAGCAGGCGCGCGAGGCGGCGGCCCGCGCGGGGAACAACGCGGCGAACGCGCAGACGGTCGGCATGGTCGTCGGCGGCCTGAGCGGCGCGGCGAACGCGATGGGCTCGGCGTACAGCGGAGGCGGCTCCGTGCCGGGGAAAAAGCCGTGACCCTCACCCCCGAACAGCTCCAAGCCCTGTACGCGTACGCCGGTGCGGGCACGCCCGCGTCGTCGGTGCTGCGCCCGCAGCCGGCGGCGATCACCATGCCCGTCGTCGAGATGGGGCCGACGCCCGCGGCGCCCATGCCGGTGGTGAACCCCCCGCCCGCCGCCACGGCGCCCATGCCGGTCTACTCGCCGCCGGTGAACCCCGACGCGGCCGCGCTCTCGGCGCAGCTCGGGCTCGCCCCGCCCGCGCCCGCGCCTCCCCAGGCGCCGAGCTCGCCGGTCTCGCCGCTCGCGCAGGGCCTGCAGCTCCCCGCGGGCATCGCGCCGCCGGGGACCACGCCCGCGGTCATGGCGCCCCCGCCGCCCCCGCCCCCAGCGCCTCCCGCCCCCGCGGCCCCGCCGCCGCCCGTGGCGGCCCCTCCCGCGCCCCCGCGTCACGTGGGTGGCCCGGTGGGCGGCCCCGCGCCCGCGGCCCCGCAGGGGCCATCGTGGACGCAGAAGCGGCGTGCCGATGAGCAGGACTACCTCGCGAGCTTCGGCGCGGAGCGTGCGGCGCTCCAGCGCGCGAACGACGCGGGCTCGGTGGTGCGCGACGAGGACGCGCAAGCTGAGGCGCGCATCGCGCGACAGAAAGAGGAATACGCGGCGAACGAGGCGAGCTTTCAGCGCGACGAGGCTGCGGCCCGCGATGCGTTCCGGGCGCAGACCCAGAAGCAGATCGACGAGGTGCGAAACGGCACGATTGACCCCGGGCGCCTGTACCGCGACAGCGGCGCGCTCACGGGCGTCATGGTCGGCATCGGCGGCGCGCTCGCGGGCATGTCCGCCGCGCTGAACAAGACGGACCCCGACGCGTTCGCGAAGGTCATCCAGCGGCACATCGATCGCGACGTGGACGCGCAGGTGCGCGGGCTCGCGCAGAAAAACGCGGGCATCGCCGACCGGAACACGATGTACGCGCAGCTCGTCGCCGACAACCGCGACGCGGTGCTCTCCCGCGCGCAGACCACGGCGGCGATGCTCGAGAGCGCGCGCGGGATGGCGGCGGCCGAGGCTAAGCGGCTCGGCACGCCCGAGGCGCAAGCGCGCTTCGAGGCGCTCGACGCGCAGCTCGCGCGGCAGCAGGCGCAGGCG